GGAATGTGTAACCAATACCCATGGTGCTGAATGTTTTTGTCAGCACAAACTCGGTTTTGGTTACGGCTATCTGGTTTATTCTGGTCGCTTCCATGAAGTCGAACCAGTCATCCGGAAGTAGCCGCTTAATAAGCTGCACCGATAAAGTATCCGATGCGCTTGATAAGTCTAACGTCGCCCACTCACCGTGGATCGACGCATCCTTCGCATAAGCTTTGTGCATCTCTTGCAACTTTGAGATGTCGTAGCCATGCCTCTTCAGTCTTTGCTCAATCATGGCCCCTACACCGCGGCTTATAAAACTGCCAATGGTAGTATCGGGCATGATCGTTCTCAGACTTTTATACGTTTTGGGGACGTGCACCAGTGTTAGGTGACCTACTTCGTGGTAGCGATCCGAGCACTTACCGTGCTGAACAGCCTTTTCCTCTAGATCTTGAAGATAAGGTATCATAAGAGGGTCATTTTGCAAAAATTCGCAAAACCAACGAATTTGGTCTCGGGAACCGGTAATCGGTAATTCCCAGCGCGCCGCTTCACAAGCTAAGCGCGCCGGGACGCCGACAGAGGCTCTCTTTCCGAATCTGCAAAGGCTCCGATGTTCATCGGGATCAAATTTACCGAGGATGTAACAGGTAAATTCCCTAGCACGGTCTAATACACGCTCAGTAAATGCACTGGCGTTTCTTATATCGACCGTATCAAGGTGCCGTTGTATGTCCAAGAACTTAGCATTAGCTAAGCATTGGAGTTCACGGTCTGACCATAGGTCTTTTTCGAACCTATGCCTCTTGAAAATACTCGCCATTTGATAATCACACTTAAAGGTGAGTGTATCAGTAGACGAATAATCCAAGGCTGGTATTGCGTCACGAATCAGAGTTGCATCTTTAGTCTTAAGCTGACTTTCAAGATGCTTGCAGTACTCTGGCTCGCTAAGCAATGTCCGGAAATCCCTAACAAGTGTGGTTGCCACATTAATCATTAAGTGGTCCACATTGTACATTTGCTTCTGTACCTTCTTTCGCATGGCTTTCTCCTTGGTTGGAAGACGAGCACTGGACTAGTATGTACCAGTGGCAAAGAAACTGCTGCAGGACGTGTCACCTTGACCCAGACAAATCTGCCCGCCGAGCTTGAGAAGCTCTAAGGCATTTTCGGCTGAGAAGGTAGGCGAAACTTCAC